ACAAACGAAGTTTGGTAATATCCACCGCACTCGGCTCAATATCTACCGCATGAATAGAATTCATCATCGCATTTTTCTTGAGATTGTACATACTTCTTTCGTATCTGATTTCATCTGTTTCAAATTTATCTTTTCCTATTAAAAAATACTCTGTCAATGTATCTCTTGCCTTTACAATTTCATTAAGCATGCCAAGAGGAAATGCTCCAGAACCAACGGCAGGGTCTGCTACTTTTACATTCTCAAGAGCTTTGTCAACATCTGCCAGTTTTTCTATTATAGGTTTAGGCATAAGATAATCTGTCTCTTTTCTCTTTATTGTTCTTCTGTCTTCATCTTTTATAAATTCGCCAAGCTGAATAAAGTTATCAATATCGGTATGTTCTATTCCTGTTTCATTTACAAGATAATTTATAAGGCTCTCTTTACACATATAATGAACAATCTCTCTCGGAGTATAAAAAGCTCCCTTTGATTTTCTGTCTTTCACATCAAGAAGATTTTCAAATATCTTTCCGAGCATTTCAGGGTCAACTGCGACCTCTTTTTCAAGCGGTTCATCTTCATTCATTGTAAAGTTATAGATATCAAAAGTATCAAGGATTCCAGTTTCTTCCTTATTTGAAAATATGTCGTTTGGTATATGAAAGTCTTTTTTCTGCCACTCCTCATTGCCATACATGTGTTCAAAAAGTCCAACGTTTAGAAAAGGTATTTTACAGTTAAACTTCTTAAAGTATTGGTTATTACCTCTCTTTTGATTTAATGCAGTATAAAAAAGAGGTTCAAGCCAATCATGGAAAAAGTTTATTTGAGTTGAGCTTTTTTGACAGCTTTCAAAAAGATGTCTTATAAATTTTCTGTTGCCTTCTCCCCATTTCTGCTCGTATTTTGTACCTAAAAAACACCCTGCAAGAATATCCGCTTCTTCAATTGTCAAAGCCAAAACTTTAGAGTTTGAAATTCTCAATGTCTCTTCGTCATGCTTTACAAACACTCTTTTTAATATGTCTCTTTCCTGCTCAAGTTTTCTCTCTCCCCATATTTTTCTAAAATCGTCCATAGATATTGACTGTGGCACAATCTTTACACCAAGCCATCCTTTTTTCTGCAAAAAATATAGAAAAGCAATCTGTCCCATAAGTTTTTTTGCAAATTCCTCGCTTGTAAAGCTGAATTTCTTGGCAGTCTCAAGAAATTCTTCTACTCCCTCAAGATATTCTTTTAATGCAAGATATTTTTCTTTATATCTGTTAAAGAAATCTGTAGTAACCTTTTCAATATCAAATATCTCTTCAAGTTTATCAACTGTCGGATTTTTTTCAAGGTTTGAAAGGTTTGTATAAAATTGTTTTCTTGCCGTATGATTAGGCTCTTCTTCTCCCACAAGATATGAATATCTTTTGGCAGGAGTTATCCCTTTTAAAATCCCTTTTTCAGAAAAAGAGTAGTCAAGCCTTACAAATGAAAGTTTCCAGTTTTTTTCATTTTCATTATAAAAAGCAACTATTGCAGCATCATATTCATTTTTTTCAAGGAATTTTGCCATATAATTTCTCTGCATATTTCTTGCACGCTCTACACTTCGTTCCTTAATTATTTCTACCGCCATAAAAGTTATAACTTTTTTATCATCATCTTTATATTTTGCTATTTCTGTAAATGATTCTATATAGTCTTTAAACTGCTCCTCTATCGCTTTTGATTTTGGACTGTGTTTCATATCAGGTTTATAGAAAAATCGTGCTATAAAATCTCTGAATGTGTCTATGTCAAATCTGCTTCTTAGAAATTTTTCAAGTAATGCTTGCTTCTCGTCCATTAGATTTCAAACCTCCTGTCTTAAAATGTTCTTCCTTCTTCTATAACTTTTTTTGAATTTTCATATAAATTATCATAATGAAGAATTAAAATTCTATCTTTGGATTCTAACAACACATCTTCTTTACTTGGACTTTTAAGATTGTATTCTTTCTCAAAAGTGTATATAGGCTTTTGCTTTACAATACAAATTGTTTAAGCTCTGTCATAGTAGCACCTCTCTAACTCTTATACTGTCTGACGATTTCTTTCTCTTCTTCCGTCAGTTCATATAAGTCATATACCATTTCATCTATCTGATTTTCAAGGTCTGTTGTGTCTTGTCCTTGAGTTTTTAGAGAGATGATTTTATCTACTATTTCTATAAATGGCTTTTGTTCTATAATATTAACACTTGGTAAAGGAATTTCATTTATCATATCTTTTGTAAAGTTGATACCCCCATTATAACTACAAGCCGAATATTTTTCCTCAATATAGAAAATTGATAGTTTAGAATTAATAATTGCCAATAGAAATTTCAATTTTTCAGTATTTTCATCTATTATTGTCAGAGTTGTTTTTCCAGGTATAATATTTCCTTCTAAATCTATACAAACATCTAAAAGAGTTAATCCTTTTATAATTACTTTAGGTTTAACTGCTTTTTTCCCATAACTCCCAGTAAACAAATGCAAAAAATTTCCTCTTTCAACAACAGGAAATAAATATTTATCCTTTAAATACGTCATTTCTCTATTTCCCCATTTAGAAATATATTTTGATATAGTTCCTGTATTAACAATTTTTAAATGTATTGATTTGTCAAAGTCACATTCTTTTTCTAAATTAAACAAAATATCTTTTAATTTATAAGCATCTGACGTAGCACAAGCATTTTCACATTCTGAAACATCTCCAATTTTGTTTGTATTTTCTCCTATTTTTAGAATTAGCTTAATATATTTTGAAAATAAAAAATCTAAAGCAAATGGTTCTTTTATTATTTCTTTCTTTACTTCATTTTTTTCAACAATTTTATGTTTGTCAAATTCTAATATACTCATTATCGCAGATTCTTTCTTTGTAATAAGAGTTATAATTGAGTCTACTTTGGCTGTCTCGAAAACACCTCTTCCAGCTACCAATATTTTTCTAAAATTATTAATTAATCCTTTTCTCAATTCATAGCCAAAAGGTTTTGCAATCCATTTATCAGGAGTAATATATATTAAACATCCATTTTTATTTAAAAACGTAAATCCAATTTCAAAGAACGCTATATAAATATCCCAGTTACCTTTTGTCATTGTAAAGTTTTTTGAGATATAATCTCTTAATTCTTCCATTCCAGCATTAACCATTCCCTCTGAATCAATGTATGGCGGATTTCCTATCACAATGTCAAAGCCACCTTTTTCCTTAAATACTTCTGCAAATTCAAGCTTCCACAAGAAATATGGCTTTCTTTTATCCTTCTGCATTTTCTCAAGTTCTTTGATTTTGCTTTCATTTCCGCTCTCTCTAAGCGTAAACTGTATCAGATTCCATTCATAGTCGTTTATCTGTTTCTTTATCTCTTTTTTCTTTTTATTATCTTTTTCAATAAAGAAATTCTTATACAGAGCTTTAATATTTCCCAAAATATCTCTCTGCTGTTCCTCAAAACCGCTGTAAAAAAGTTTGCTTTGTGTCAGTTTCTCTGTTTTAGAGTATTCCTTATCTAACAACTTTTCATCAAAAAGCTTTATCCCCTCAAATTCATCTAATAAGGAGTTTCCTACCATAAAATTAAAATCAAGATTCGGCAAAGGATTAATATTATCATTTTGGCTGTCAACAACAATAGAAAGCCACAAACGGAGTTTTGCTATCTCAACCGCACTCGGCTCAATATCAACTCCAAAAAGACTATTTTCTATTGTATCTATTTTCAGATTATATAAAGCTCTTGCTTTTCTTATTTTATCTTCAAAATCCCAGTATTTGTGTTTCTCATTTTTCTTTTCAAGTAAAAAATATTCGTGCATAAGCATATATTCCGTTAAAATACTTCTTGCTTTCACAATCTCATTCAACATTCCAAGAGGAAATGCCCCCGAACCTATAGCAGGGTCAGCTACTTTTACGTTTCTCAATGCGGAATCTATTTTCTCAACATTTTTTAGCACTGCAATCGGCATTCCCCAGCTTTCAGGTTTTACCTCTTTTCCCTGTTTATAGTCCATTTCAAATATATGTGTGTCATAGTCTTTGGTAAATTCTCCCATCTGCATAAGCTGTTCAATATCTTCTCTTTTTAACTCTTCTATTTCATTTGACAGATAATTAATAAGAGACTCTTTACACATATAATGAACAATTTCTCTCGGCGTATAAAACGCTCCCTTTGATTTTCTGTCCTTAACATCAAGAAGATTTTCAAATACCTTTCCAAGCATTTCAGGGTCAACGGCAACTTCCGTTTCAAACGGCTCATTCTCTGCTATTGTAAAATTAAATCTATCAAAAACATCTAAAATCCCGTCTCCCTCAAAATCCTCTGTTCTGTTGGAGAATATCGAATCAGGAATATGAAAATTTGTATTTCTCCAGTCATAATTGTCATAAGGTTCAAACAATCCACCGTTTAAAAACGGTATTTTACAGTTGAATCTTGGATAATATTGGTTTTCTCCCCTGTTGTCATTGAGTGCCTCATAAAAGAAATGTTCCAAATAATCATCAAAAAAGTTATTTTCCTCTTTACCGCTCTCTTTCCTCTTTTTGTTTATCTCCAAATGTCTGTTAAATAATGTCCTGATAAATTTTTGTTCTCCGCTTCCCCATTCTTCATCGAATTTAGAGCCTTTAAAACAATTTGCCAGTAAATCCTTATCCAAGTCAGGGCTGTTTACTTCTGCATTCAATTTATAATTTTCCTGTGATACTCTTGTAAATACTTTATCCAGTAACTCTTTTCCTTGTTGACTGCTTTTGCCGTAAATTTTCTTAAAATCATCAAAAGAAATTAATTGAGGAACTATTTTTACACCAAGCCACCCTTTTTTTTGCAGAAAATAAAGAAAAGCAAGCTGTCCCATTAATTTTTTTGCAAATTCTTCTGAGAAAAATTCTACTTTTGGACTGTGTTTTAATGCCTCTTTTATAAACTCTTCATCTGATTCAAGATGTAATTTAAGGTCTAAATATTTATTTTTGTAACATTCAAAAAATTCGTCCGTAACCTTTTTAAGCTGAAATAATCCTTCAAATCTTTCAAGAGAAATTTCATTTTCATTCCCTATAAGCTGTGAAAATTGCTTGATTACGGTATGGCTCGCCTCACCTTCGCCGACAATATAAGACAACCTTTTTGAAGGTGTAAGTTTTTCCTGTACCCCTTCCATAGTAAATGAATAGTCAAGCTTGACAAAAGACAATCTCCAATCATTTCTTGAGTCATTGTAAAAAGCTACCAATGCCCCGTCTCTTCTATATTCTTTAAGCATTTTGGCAACAAAATTTCTTTGCTTTGTTCTTGCTCTCGTAAGGTCTATAGGTACTTTCTTCCCGTCCTTTTCATAATAATCTTTTATTTTGACAGCAATAATATATACTTTTCTGTCATCCTTATCATTATAATCTGATACAGTTGTATATGCCTCTATGTACTCCTGATATTCTTTCCAAACAGCTTCTGACTCTTTCCTGTTTCCGACTCTTATATTTAAAACTCTTGCAGTAAAATTTTTAAAGTTTTCAATGTCAAATTTATTCTTTATGAGTTTCTCTATTATTTCAACCTGTTCAGTTTTTATAACCATCGTTTTACCCCTTTTATACTAAATATTCTGACAAAATTACCTCAATATTTCCTGTTGTCCTCTTTATTTCTTCCTTTTCTACCTGTTTATACTTATCAGGAATTATTTCGTAAATCAATTCAAGTATCTTATGCGGATTCGGTTCAATTTTCATTATTTTTTCAATTTCTGATTTTATCTCTTTTATTATCTCTTTAGGCAAATAACCGTTTTCAAATAGTTCTTTTATTTTTTTAAGCTTTTCTTCTTCTTTGCCTGTAAATTTTCTTGCATAACTTTCCAATCCCTTAATAATTGTATTTATCTTTGCATCATTTCCGCTTTTCTTAGTTGCTTTTTCTTCAAATGCTCCACCACTTTTAAAAACTCTGAAATGCTCCTTATTGCAGGCAAGCATATCATAAAAATTATCACTTATTTTTACTCTTTTTTCGCCTTTATCACATTTCAATATTTTTACACTCTCAAAAAATGTCAACTCTTTTGAGTTAAAATCCTTATCGCTTAAATAAGTTCTTTTCAATTCTCCGTCTTTAATGAAAAGAACTTGCAATATGCTCTTTTACCATTCTCAGCCAATCCATTTGCTCATCATTTGGCAAATCCTGCTCTTTTACATCAAACTCTTCTCTGCAACATTTTTACTTTGTTTTTTAAAACATTTTTTCAAATTTTATTCCAATTTTAGATTTTTTAAATTTCTCTAAATCTATCATTGGCTCAACTGTTATCTTTGTACTTTTCTTAGCTTCATTAATTATAGATATTAATCTTTCATTATCCATATTTAATATGGCTTCATCAGTTGTAACGGCTCTTGTTGTAAGTTCTACGACTTCCTTTTGTTTTTGTCTTAGACTATGAACATATTCATGTATCCACGAATCTATTTTTTCTTCGCTAATAAACCCTTTTAACCAAGTTGGCATAACTTTTGCTATCTTTTTTGCAACATAGCTATGTTTACCACTTTTATCCATAGAGTCAAAAGTTTCATCAGCCTTTTCAATCATTTTTACCGTTACATATTTTAGATATACTTCGTATTTTGCTATTTTCTTAGCAAGAAACTTCTCTAAAATCCATATAACAACCACACCACTCAAACATACTACTAAAATCAAATCTTCCATATAACCACATCCTTATATTTATTAACGGGATTTTAATTCCCATTTTAAACCTTTTAATTCCTCTAATTCACTGTCAATAACAGCTTTGAACTCTTCTATCCTGTTAAGTATTTCTGTTTTAGTTGTTATAGACTTCGTTTCTTTTACAGTTATTTCCAGACTTTCTATTTTACTTTTCATTTTTGAAATACTATCGAAAACTTTTAGCACCTTCTTTTCTAAACTCAAAATAATCACCCCTTAATTTTATAATTAATAACTTTTTTATAGTATTTTTCGCTTCTTTTACCACGATAATCATATATTGTTTCTCGAATATTATGATTGTTTTTCTCATACAAGTATTCTAAGTAAGCACACCCAATCTGAATATTATATTGATAACAGAATAATCTATTATGATTATATTCTGTTGGTATTTTTAGAATTTTTTCATGCACCCATTTAGATGTAGGCTTAACTATTTGCATTAATCCAATACTACTTGAATGTTTATTTGTGGCAAGATGGTTGAAATTACTTTCTGCATTTATAATTCCCATAGCTACATCTATAGGAAACTTTTTACAATTTCTTCTTACTTCTCTCAACACATCTTCTTTACTTGGACTTTTAAGATTGTATTCTTTCTCAAAAGTGTATATAGGCTTTTGCTTTACACTTTCAGAGTGTCCAAGTAAGAATAGTGCAATTAATAATATAGTTATAGTAAGTTTCATAAAATCACCTCAAGAGGAATTTTACCATAAAACCTACTATTTGTCAACTACTTCTTTTATCTTATTCACATATTTTTCTCTTTTTTCTTTGAAATCATCTGTCTTATCATATCCACAACATTTATCTTCTTGACAAAACCCTCTATATACACAAGATTTTACTGCCACATCTGCCAAATGAGTTTCTCCAATATTTCTTAACTCTTCCTTTATTTTAGAAAATAGTTGTCTTGTTTCTAAACTTGCCTTTGAACAAGTTCTTAATTTTGCCATATCTATTATAGATTGTGCATTTAAACTAAATCTTGCATGATTAGGTGTATTTCTTGTTATTTCTGAATTAGGAATACCAGTTAAATCTTCTCTCATAGTAGATACATACGGTTGAATATGTATATGTCTAACTAAATGAGTTATAACAAAATTAGGAACATCAAATACATCAATATGAAATTTCAACTCTCTTATTGGGCTATGTTCAGAGTATAATGCTTTTATCTTCCATTTATCTGATGGTTCTTTTTCAACTTTGTTAAATTTTCCTTGTGTAAATCTTGCTGACTCTAAACAATCTTTCCAAGATGTAAGTTTTTTTATTTCAACTCTCATAAACTACCCACCCTACCTTTTTATTATTTTGTTCTATATCATTTCTTCCATAGGTAAATACAATAGAATAATGTGTTTCTTTTAAGTAGTCATTCCAAGCTATTGAAGCATTTATTGGGACTTCACCAACTATTAATCTATCGTTTATACTAAATCCAAAAAATTTTTCTATTTCTGATACTGATGATGTAAAAATAACTTTTAATCCTTGTTTGTCTCTCATAGCCCACCTACCTTTGAATCAAAATATATTGGTTTATATTCTACTTTCCATTTTTCATCTATAACTATAAGTAATTGAGATGGTTTTCCTGTAAATCCCTTTGACATAGCATAAGAATCTGACCCCATCATTGTACCTACTTGTACGCACTCTGTATTTCCTTTGGTTAGTATTTGGAAATGGTGAAAATGTCCGCTTAAACTTAGTCTTGGTACTCTATCAAACTTTCCAGTTAATTTTTCTACTGACAGATTATTATGTCCATGTTGACAAGCTACGAGTTTTCCATACACTTCAATCCCTATAACATCTTCTGCTGGGTGTATTTCTATTCTCTTTGATTCTGAAAATATATTAGATAATCCCCAAGTTATTAATCTTTCTAAATTCTCTTCTTCAATGTTTAAAATTTTGTCTTTATGTATGTTGCTATGATTACCATAAACATTATAATATTCCACTTTTCCAAAGTGAGATAAATGTCTTAGAAAACTTGCTATCTCTTCAGTTGCGTATTTAACAGATTCTATAAGTCTACAATCAGATTCTATTCTATTTACTTGATTCAAAATTCCATTAAGCGAATCCCCAAGATTTATAACTATTATTCTTTCTGGATTTAACCAACTCATTTCTTTAAATACTTCTTCTGCATAATACACCATTCTTTTTTTAAATTCTTCTAAATTATAATTATTTATCATATTATGAACAGATGCTCCTACATGTAAGTCTGCTAAATTTATTATATAAGTTAATTTTGAAGGTGATTCTATTTTATCTTCATAATCTTTTACTTTTATATCTTTCATAGCATCTATAATTTTGTTCATATAATAGTCTTTTTTGTGGAGTTTTTTCAACTCATTTTCCATATCTTTAACTTTTAACTCATTTAATCTTCTTAGATATGCTTTCTTTTTATTTATTCTTGTATTTTCTACCATTTCCTCTACTGACATACTGTCTATTTCTCTATCGGTATATGGATTTGATTGTTTAATTATACTAAATGCAGTTTTTATTGCATAAACTTCTTCTCTTAGCATATTAAACTCTAATCCAATTTCTTCCATTGTTAGAGAATGTGTTCCGCAATATAATTTTTTAAACCTACTTAACTCTTCTTCTGTTATTTTAATTTGTTTATTATTTCCAAACTTAACTAAATAGTAGCCATCATATGCCTCATATTTAGGTTTTCTTTCTGTCTTTATCTTCTCATCATTTTTTACTTCACCTCCAATAGAAGCATAACATTTAGGGCATAATCCTTCGCCTTCAAAATACCCTGAATAATTTTTCACTTCTATTCCACAATTTGAACATTTTAACACAGTTTCCTCTATTATTTCAAGCAGTTGATAACCTGCTCTTGTTGGTCTGTTTTTATCCAACGATTCAAATATTTGTGTCTTACCTATTCCAAGTGTAGAAAGATAATTTTTAAACTCATTGTAACCTATATGCTCTGTAATAGTATTATCAGGATGTTTTAATTTATATAATTTACCCATTATCCACCTCATATATCTCACACATTCTTTTAGCTTGTTCATATAAAGCTTTAACTTCTCTTTTTATGTCATTTTTACTTCCAAATCTTGCAATAGTTTTTAGTTGATGAACTAATATTCCACTATCATCTTTTGAACCTATTTTCCATTGTTTTCCTACAAAATAAGGGTCAAGTTTTATCTTTCCATTCTTTATATCTTCTTCTGTTAGATTGTAATAGAAGTCATAGTGGCTTCCAGTCCATTCTTTTGATAGATTTTTTTGTCCCATGTATCCTCCTTTAAAATAAAGGGGCATTTTGCCCCTAATCTACATTAACAAGTAAATCTAATGCTCTTTTTTGCAAAGGTGAAACTTGTATATCTTCAAAGTCTATATCTATAATAACAGACATTTCTTTTTCACCAAGTTCTTCATAATACTTACTTATCTCCTCCTGTGCTAATTTATAATTTGGATTTGTAACATTTAGCACATTTTTCTTTTTTTCTTTTTCATTACCATATTTTTGAATTATCTCAACTTTAAAATCTTCTAACTTATCCAATTCTGAATTATACTCTTGTTCAAGAGCTTCTAAACAAGCTATAAGTTTTCCTGCTTTTTGTTGAGACATTCTTATGTCCAACAACAATGCTAATACTGGAACATTAGCAATCTTCCCTGTCATTATACCATCTACTTTTCTAAATTTCATCTTACCATTCCTCCGATTATTTTATTTTTTTCTTTCTTTTGCTTATTTTTTCATAAGGAATTTCTGTCTTATCAATGTTTTTCTTTTCATCTCTATAATCTATGTAGTATGGACAAGTAATTAATATACCACCTTTTACAGCATACTGTCCTTCACATCTTTCAGCTCTATTTAATCTACATTTAAAACATTTGTCTAACTTCACAATATTATCTTTTATTATAATTATACACCGTCCTTTATGGGAAGATTTAGGTATTCGCAAAGTATTGAAAATATTGACTTTAATTTTTAATAAACTTTAAATTAGCCACATGCAATACTTTGTTTAAGTATTTATACCTTTTATTACTTTGAATGTGTTTATTTCCCCGTACTTCCTATACCCCCCACTCTATTATTCGAGAGTGGTACATCATTATCTACAACAAGGTATTTATAAAAACTACCCTGACAAATTCTCTCATTTTTTTCTATTGTAAAAGGGGTATCATTTGTGTTCCATATTGATATTCCTATATTTCCCCCTGTTGTAATATTGTCATAATAATCTGAATCTATTTTACCAACAGTATTTCTTATTATTATCCCTTTCATTCCCAAACTACTTCTTGGAAATATTAATAATTCCTCATCATCCTGCATATAAGCTCTTACATCAGATGCTATTAATACACTACTGTGTGGTTCAATTGTTATTTGTATAGGACAATAAAAATCATATCCACTTGACTTATTTGTTGCTCTTTGTGGCAGTTTAATTTCACCACTATGTTTTCTAAACTCTTCTTTTACTAATTCAAATCCTCGTCTCATTTTTAATCCTCCTTATTTTATATTATAATATCTATCATACAATTTTCTACTTCCCAAATAGTCACATTTATGGACAAATTCTTCTATTTCATTACTCGGGGTTGGCAAACTGCCTTTTTCATTCCATTTACCCATGTGTGAAGCTATACAGTTTAGTATAACATCTTTATTTACACTATCCCAATCTTTCCATAATTCGTTTAAAAACTCTTTCATTATAATTGGGTGTAATTTATCAGTGTGTTTTCCATTGCTACCACATTTCATTCCATCGTGTAAAAGTAATGCTGATATTATACAATCTTTTTCTGTTTGGTCAAATTTTGATATATTAAACAACTCTATTGCAATTTCTACTGCAAATTTAGTATGTCTAAATAATCCACCTTCACCTAATGAAAAGGAAGGGTGATATTTACCCGTAGTTGAACCTGCCATAGTCCAAAAATAATCAGGTAAATTATCTATTGCTATTAATGTTTTCTCTCTAATAGTTTTATCAGCTATTTTATTAGCTAAATCTCTCATTTCTCACCTCACATTTTTATATTTATATCTAATTATACACTACTTTTATTAAATTGTCAAGAATTATTTTAGGTATTACTTATTTCATAATATAAGCTTTCTGTACAAGGTTTCCATATTTCTCCTTCAAAATCATCCAACTGCATTTCTTTCCACATTTCTGAGAATACTAATTCTTTCATTTTATACCCACCTTAACCCACACTTCTTCCATATTTATCTACTCCTTTATTAAAGTTATTTAATATTTCTTTATTGTTCGTTCTATATAAATTTACATCTTCGTACCCATACCAATCCCTGTCCGTATCTTTACAAGTGCTAACATCTATCCCAAAAGGTACTCCATCTTTTACAACCTCAAAATGTTTTCTAAACAGTTCTACAACTATATCATTAGATATGTCATTATTAACTCTTAACATCACACTATCATAAACAGTAAATAAAAGAGTTATATCAAGACACCTTTCTTTTATCTCTTTAAAAAAAGATAGTAAACAATTATATAAATAAAAAGAATTAAAGGATTGAATACAAAAGTTAGTTGTGACTCTATACTCTGATATAGCTTTCCAGTTTTTATTTAAATTGTTTTTGAAAGGGTTATAATTTTTAACATTTCTTAAAAATAAACGAGCACCATAATAATTTTCTACATAACCATTAGCATTTGCAAAAAGTTTGTTATTTTTCATATATTCTGCTACTTTTTTATTAGCATTAAAATACGAATCAAGCATAGATTGTGCTTCTTTTTTAGTACATCCTATACTTTTTGAAAGTCCTACACTCCCTCCGTCATAAGGTATCAGAAAATTAATACCTTTGGCACGAGCTCTAAAAGTTTTATTGTATTTTTCTTGCACTTCTTTCATTATGTCGTGTATTTCTGTACTCTGTAATTCCATTTCATCTTTAAATACATTATATGCAGTAAAAGAGTGAGGGTCGTATTCATTTTCTAACATATTCTTAATATTGGGTTCTTTTGCTAGAAATGAAAGTATTGCCACTTCAAAGCTACGGAAGTCCATAGCAATCCATTTATACCCTTCTTCGACTTCAAGACATTTTTTAACTATCTTACCTAACCCCTTACTCGGGTACTGGGCAACATTCAAATGTTATCTTGTAGGCTCTTTATCCTACAATTCTGGAGATTTCTCTCATTTATGACAAGTCTTTTCTTGTCCAGTTCAGACTATATCTTCAACTTTGGCGAGTTATTTTTATTTGTATTTTATTATATATCCATGACAAGAGCCTCTATTCCCTTCGGCTACCTGTCTAAAACTGTTGTAATTCATGTTATAAAACTCAGAAGCCTCTCTTAAACTATTAAACTCTTTTATATCCATCGAATTATCCTTCCTATAAACAATACATTTTTTCCCATCTCTTTTCTTACCGTAACAAGGGTTATCTTTTCCAAAAGGTTTTTCGTTTGCTATACCTACTTTATCAAAATTAAAAATCCCTTTATTATAATCCTCTAAATATGACCAATGAAAACCACAATAAGAATTTCTTTTCCCTATTAAAACAGCTCGTAAAGCACTTTTAGTGCTATTATTTATAGGTTTTCCTAAATAAGACAATATATCATTTGAATAATCAAAAATTTTTATAAATTTTTTTGTTTTATATTCTAATTGGACTATTTTCTTTCTTCCTACTAAATTTGGAACAGACTTTTTTGTATTTATCTTTAAACTACAATTATACTTTAATATCTCTAAATTTTTATCTAAGTCCTCATCATATTTAACCCAATAATACCCATAAGCTTTATAATACAGGCTTGACACAGAAGAACCTATAGATTTACCACCTTCATAAGTTTTTCCATTTTTTTATTAAAGCCTCTACTAAACTTTCATAAATATCTAACACACAAAAGGATTTAGGGTCAATTTTTGAAACTTTTAATTTTACTGTACTACCACTAAATACACCACCTTCATGTAAATTATAACCTTTTTCTTTGTTCATAGTATCTAAAAAATTTATCCAAAATATTTCCTTGTTGTTAGCTTCTTCATTTGTTGATGCACTATCTATAATATAATGCTCAAAATTTTCTTTCCTATATTTGTTTATGGCTCTATGGATAGGGTACACTCTTTTGTTATTCATATCATAAGTAGCTGTTTTAAAATGTCTTTTAATTCTTTCAATATAATTTTTTGATTGTCCGATGTACTTTTTATTATTAATTTTATTTCTTATGCAATATATTATTATCAATTATATCCCCCTTTAACTCGCCAAAGTTGCTGGGTTTTCGTGGATGGTTTATTTTTAGCTTAATCACCATCTAGTCGTTACACCTGTTATACTCTTCTAAAGCTAAGTATAAATTGGCTCGGTATTAGCTTGTCCTTCTGTAGGATTTAGCTTCCCTTACTCATAAACTGTCTCCAGTTCTGAACCGAATTTACCCAGTTTTAAAACGCCCATGTTTTAAGCGTTTGTAGTACTTACCCTGCTCGAAATTGTACCGTTTATATTGTAATTTGGATGTAAGTACGGGTGTTCGTCACTTGTAAGACCCCATAATCCCTTATTCTCATTGTCCCCTTTCTCTACATTAAGAAAGGCAGTTAATATCTTATTAATCTTATTTATTTTATCTATCTTACTCATTATTTCTATTCCCTGTTTTGCATAGTGTTCAATAGTTCTTACGTCAACAGAAGGAGCACCTGAGTCTGTCTTTTCAATAGGTTTCAATCCCATTACATCGAAAAATAATACAGTTTTATGTTGGTTAGATGATATATTAAAGGTTGTATTATTCCATTCTTTTCTACAACTTGATAAAGGAGCAATAGTTTTTCTTTTTTCTTGCATTTTTATTAAAGCATTTCTTTTAATTATTTTTTCTGCTTTCTTTACTTCTAAAGAATTTAACACTTCACTTACAACAACATCTAACTCTTCTTTTAAATTATTATGTATTTCTAACACTTTAGCTCTGTTTACTTTTATCCCTCTAACACTTGCTTTTATGTATAAGTCATTAGCTTCATGTTTTATATTTATAACATCTCTTACTTTTTCCCATGTACTTTTTTCATATTCTCTAACTTTCTTTTCAAATATATTAAACAACTGTAAAGTAGATATACAGTCCATACAACAATATGGTGACATCACTTCCTCTGGTATTAAATCATACTTAAAATCTGCTATTTTCATTTTATGAGTTTTACAGTAATTCTTTTTATACTCCACTAACTCTTCTTCATAGTCCCCAAAAGGTAATAACCAAGAAGTTAAGTCTTTTAATCCTAATCCTTCATCATAATACTGTCTATCAGTGTACAAGGTATGAGCATAAGTGTAAGTATCATAATCACAAGGTATATCAACCTTATACCCGCCTAAACAAAACTTTCTATCGAAAAATGAATTGTGCATTATCTTTTTTTGTGGTAGATTACTTACACATTTTAGAACATCAACAATATCATCATATTCCATATTAACAAATGAAATATATAAAGCCTTATTACTTCCAAAACCTATACCAATACCTAATAATTTATCTGTAACAAAATCTAATCCACTTGTTTCTATATCTATTGATATACTATGTTTACATTTATCACTTATTTGTTTTAAATATCTTATAGCTTGGTCTTTATTATTAGTATGAAAGAAATCCAACTTAAACTTTGTATGGAGTTCTTTTATTTTTCCTGTTAAATTTTCAGCTTTAATTTTCAAAATAAATCCTCCTTATCTGTTATAAATCTACAACCATCTTCCATTTTATGTTCTTTTAAATACTTACAAGATTCAGAGTAACTACACAGAACATCACAAAAATATGTTCCTTGAGATAAGTCTTTACCTACAAATTCTTTATCATTTTCTATTGTATGTATAGTAGTTATTACAAAATCAATCATATCTGAAATTGTTTCTTTGTTGTACTCATAATAAAGTATGCAAGGGGATAAAATAAACTTATCCTTAACTTCTTCAGGTATTGAATTAGATATTACACCACTACTTATCTTACTTTCAATTGTTAAATCATCAAATCCTAACTTTTTAAGTTCTTTAGTTATTTTAGCTTTTAACTCCCCTATTAAATTATTTCTCTTTACTTGGTACCGTTTTCCATTGTAATCTATAAAATAATACTTTAACATTTGCCAAGCTATTTTTACATTTTTTATATTTTTATTGTTATTAAGGACAGTATAAGCATATAATACAAGTTGTCTACCATATTTTACTAAATCTTTTTTTTTGAATTTACTACTTGTTTTATAATCATGTATTTCAATAGAATCTTCACTATTATTGACTATTAAATCTATAAACATAATCAATATATTGTTTGAGTCTATTTCTAAAAACTCTTTTTTCTCTATTTGATAAGATTTACACTCTATTCTTTCATACTTATTTATGAAGTCTACAATAGATTTTATATATCCATCTTTCTCTGTTTCAGTATTAAAATCTAATCCATTCAAGTTTATATCTTTAACTCCATTTATAAATTTAGATTTAGCTTCTTCTTTATTTAGTTTATTGTCTTGTAATCCTTCCATAACCTCATGGACTAATCCCCCTATTGCAGAGTAAATATTATCTTTTCCTTTTACTTTTTCAATATATCCTAAGTAATAAGAGTGTGGACACTCTAAATAAGAGGATAATCTTGAATAAGACCATATCTTTCTGTCTTTATACTCCTCAGGTATACTTAAATCATTTGCCATCAAAAATCTCCACCTTTTTATTTTTTATAGTTTCCAATATTATATCATATTCTATCCCACTTGTAAATATATTTTCTTTATCTTTTATACTTTCTATTTCATTACAGTTTAAATAACTTACTTTTGAAAAAGGATTTATCATTTTTTTAGCTTCGTCTACTACAATTTGCTTGATAAAACCTTGAATATCCACTACATTTAGCTTTTTTGCTCTATCTATACCTAATCCTTTATCCAAAATTACAACAACTTCAGTTGGTTGACATCTTAATATTAACTGTCTATGGACTTCTGATATGGAATTTCCTCCAATAGCTACTACATTGTTTATACCCATACTATCACACTCTAATACAGTTTTTTCACTCTCTACGATATAAACTATATTGTTTATTATATTGTTATAGTTTTCATTAATTCCAAATACATACTTAGATTTATTATAATTAATAATTGGAAGATATTTTGGAGTTAAATCTTTTATATTCTTTTTGTTATATCTTCCAATAGCACCTACTAAACCTTTATCACTATAACATGGTATAACTATTCTATGTTGTTCTTCACAGTATCTAATATCAAATTTATCTTGAGTCTCTATTGATATGTTATCTTTTAAGAATAAAGTTGATATTGTTTTTTTATATTTATCTAACTCACATAAGGGATATACTTTTAATTCTGTGTTAAATTCTGGTTTGTATTGTTTAAAAAATCCATTATATGGTAGAGTAATACTATTTTCTACTTCCACATCTTCGTAGTTACTTAATTTAGCTATATAATTTAAAGTATTATAAAAATTATAATGCTTTTTACTCATAACTAAAGAAAAAATATCTCCTTTTGTGTTATATTTGTAATCTTTATAAGATAAATCTTTAGAGGACAGTCTTATAGAAGATGGGTTAGAGTAATCATCCTCTCCCATCCTCCATTGATTGCTATTTTCATAGTATTTAATATTACAAAATCCGCAATCTTCAAGTATAGCTTCTACATATTCTATATTATCTTTTAAGTGCTGTTTTAAGGCTTCTTTATTCATAGGATTCCCCTTTAATACCTATTTTTGGTTGATACATGGCAATATCCTAACTCATTCCATATATTGTACCTACCGTTAAATTTGCATACATAGGTTTTTTTATCTTCTCCCCATCTATTCTTATCAAGAAATAGTATTATATTCCTTTCATCTCTATCCAAATTAACTGATTCTTTTACTGTTTTCTTATCATCTCTTACATAGTTTCTGTTTGAATCTTTCATAAAATTATAAGGAGTAATATCGTATTGTTCCCCATCAAACTCATCGTCCCAAACATGCCTCATAAGTATTATTACATCTGCCACCTCTGCTACTTGTTTAGAATTAGATAAACAAGCTCTCGTTAAATATCTTTGGTTTTCTGTATAAGTTGCAAGTTGTTGAGTTATTAATATATGTATATCCATTTTACTTGCTAATTGGAACAACTCTTTAGAATACTCTACCATCAATCCTGCTACATTTGAGTCCGAAGCATCCTCAGCTTTAAATGTGTCATATAAAAAATACTTGCACCCTTCATTTGCTAATTTCTTTATTATTTTTTTAGTAGAACTGACATTATATTCAAACATTTTAACAAAGTTTAGTTTATCAGCATAATTTGAATTTATATAGTCTTTAGCCTCTGTCAAATGTTTCCATTCTTCCTCTGTAAACTTTCCAGCTTGTAATCTTTTTCTTGTTATCCCCCAGTAGTTAAACTTCTTTGCCATAACCAAACATATTATATTATCTCTAAACTCGTCTAACACTTGCTCATTTGATATTATAGTATACTTATACCCTTGTTCAAGTAAAGGTAAAACCACACTATGTATACAGATTGAGGTTTTTCCGTTTCCACTATATGAAGCTAATATACTTAAATTTCCAGAGTGCAAACCACTTATATCATAATTCAATCTCGGTAAAGTGCTTCCTATACTTGCACCTAATGTTATTCCCTCGTCTTTTCTTTTTAAATAAGCATCATCAATATTAAACTTATCTATTTTTATATCCATATCATTATGTACAAAAGCAGAGTTAAGTATAAATTCATAATAAGCGTAAACTTCTTGTGAAGTACAACCGTTAAACTTTGCTTCATCTATAACAAATCCTTTTGATTTCAGTGTTTTTATTACATTGTTTTTAACTAACTCATCATAATATTTTTCTATATTATTTTCGTTCACAATATTTGTAATATCTTTTATAGTTTTCCATCCACCTAACTCTTCGTAATATGAGCTTAAAGCAGGTTTATCCAGTAAATAAGTAGCTATTGCCAACTGGTCTATACTTTTATATCCTTGTTTAACTAAATCTCTCCCTAAAGTGTAGTAAAATATACTCTCCTCTTTCTCAAAGAAATTTATAGCATCTACTTTATCCATATAGTCATGGAACAAATCAACTTCCTTATACATACTAAAAATAAAACTTGATTCAACAATATCTTTTTTCATTTATACCTCCTCCAGCAAATTTGATATATTTATTCTATTACCTAAAAACCTATCTTTATTTATTTCTTCTATAAAACTTAAATCATTATCTTCTGAGACAGTTTTATGTTCCATTTTATCTTTTAAAAGTTTATTTCCTTTGTATAAGTTATTGTCTATTATAGTTGCTATGTACCTAATACCTTTCATTTTATGTTTAGATAACTCTTTTTCTAAACTTTTAATAGTATATAAAATCTCTAATGGTTTATATGATTTTGTCCATAATTTATATTTGGATTTAAACTCCACAGGCATTTTAGCATATATTGAAACCCCTAAAATTGTATTTATACTTTTATTTATCTCCTCTTCAGCATTTAAACTTTCTAAATATAGTTTATATACCAATTCGGATTTAAAATAACTACATTTAGACTTGCCATCTTCAATAATTACAAATGACTTATCTTTTTTTATTTTTTCTTTTGTAAATTTACAAGTAACCAATTAAACTCCCTCCTCTTTTTTTATATATAATTTATTCTATCATATGTAAATAAAAAAGTCAAGACATTTCTGTCTTGACTTTGAAAATTATATTACTGAATATACTTTCATTATATTTTCCATTGATTCTTCTTTTAAAGCTACAAAGTTTTTACAATTTATATTTTTCATAGCTTCTATTATCAAATCTTTCTTTTCAACATCTTCATTAAAAGCTTTCTGTATTTTGTCTACCATCTCTGAAGGCGAACCAGCTTCATCAGCTTTTTGTATATTTTCTATACATTTAGAAATCTTTTCCTCTTTTTCTTTAGCTTGTAATGTTTCTGCTTCTTTCATACTAAGTCCTACATTTTTAGAAGTATATTCTGCTTCTATTGCGTCTTTTATGGCTTTTATAAAATCATCAGCATTAAATGGTACTCTATCTACTATTTTAGAAAATCTACTCTTTGCATCTATAGTAAAGCTATCATCTCTAAAAGTTATAACTCTTTGTGCTCCAAGAGTTTTATTTATAGTTATATTTTTACCCATTATATCTTGACCTGTAACTGCTTTTTCGACATCTCTTCTTACTGTACCTAATCCAAGTATATGTAGTTTAGTTTTTATATCTTCAAACAAACCACTTGATATTTTAGCTGTAACTTCATCATACTCTTCACCAGTTATTACGTCATTTTTTGTTCTTCTTTTTACATGTCCTATAACAAATACATTTATCCCTACATCTTTTAATTTCCATATATTATCAAGTATTATTTCTGACAACTTTTCTCTTGGTGCAGCGAATCCTCCAAATGCAGCATTAAATGTTTTTGTCTTTTTAGTGGGATTTAGTTCATTATGAAGTCTTATAACCTCTTTTTTACCTATTATTTCAAGTTCATCAATTGTATCTATAATAATAACTTTTAAGTCTGCATACTCTGTATTTTTGTTTACAGTTATATCCTTTACTATATCATTAAAAGTTTTCCAGTCTTTAACATCTTCATACACAACACCTTGTATAGCATCTACACCCTCCTCTTTACCTATATTCAATAATAGGTATCCATTTTCTCCAACTAACTGTTCACATATCTCTACTGCTATCTTACTCTTACCTATACCACTTTGACCAAACAACCCTATATTATAATCCAAAGGGTTGATTTTTACTATATTTTTTTTACCATATTTTCTCATTTATATCTCCTCCAATTTTTATTTTTAAAAAGTTTGGGGCAAATAAATGCCCTATAATTTAATTACTAAAATAAGTCGCTATCCTCAGTAATTACTTCTTTTTTAACTTCTTCTTTTGGTGCTTCGGTTTTTTCTACTATAACTGACAGTGAAGATTTACTTATATCTGTTTTTTCTGTCCCATTAATATATTTAGGATTAAACTCCATTTTTACTTGTATTTCATTTTTAAATTCAGATATACCTTCTTTAGATTTTGCTATTGACTCTAAAGTTTCATATCCTAATTCTATTTTTCTTTTTTCAAAATCTGTAAGCTCATCAAATGTTATTGGTTTTGATTCTGCACCATTAAAGAATCTTACTCCATATCCCATCTCATAAACATCTTCTCCATCAACTCTAAAAGTATCAAGTAACATATTTAGTTTGTCTATATGAAGTTTATTTTTTATATCAAATTTATCTGATATATTAACTACAACTGAGTAAGGATAGTATAGTATAGGTACAGCCTCTTTTGTATTTTTATCTGAGTTATATTCTTCAAAGTGAACATCTAATACTACTTTTTTATCCTTAACTATATCTTCTATAGTTTTTTCTTTGTTAAGTGTTTCAGATGTTATAAACATAGCCATTTGACCATTAAATCCTTCTACATCAGTATCTCTTACATTGAATATGTTTTGAGCTTCAAATTTTATAGTTATAACTGATTCTCCATTCTTAGAAGTGTAAGTTTCGGTTTTAACTTTACCCGTAACTTTAAACTTTTTACCTTCAAACTCACTTATATTCATACCTATGTAATCAATAGCATCCTCTATTGAGAGGAATTGTCTATCTCCTACTTTAGTTATTGAGTATGGAGAAACACTATCTATTATTGATTGTTCAAATCTCTTTGAGAAAGGTATTTCAAGTTTTATTGTTTTA